GCCTACGAGTCAGTAGCATACAATACTGGATTTGTATCTCAAGGAAATCCTCCAGGTTTTGCACAAGAACACTATGACAACACACCTAGCCCGCTATCCTTACTAGGCGGAGGTACACGAACTCTATTTGGCCAAGGCGGCGTGCTAGCTGGTGCAGAAGCGGTATTTGGATCGCTAGGCAGCGGATCTGCATTTAGCAGTCCTGCAAACTTTATTTCAACAGCAATTCAAGCTGTTAACACTTACCAAAATGCTAAATCGTTATCTTCCGTTGGCATACGATCTGAACTAACTAATATTGCAATTAAAGGTCTGCGTTCAGTATCATCTATTGGATTAAGCGGTATACAAAATATTAGCTTTCCTGTTAACAATCCTACAGCATCAACCCAAGCGACTATAAGTAACTTAGGAGGAGAACCTTAATGATTACCAACCTACCTACACAACCAGTTACTGACAGCAGTGAAGAAGTTAAAAGTTTTTTTGATAAGTATTTTCGCCATCAAGTAACATTTCCGTCAAACCAAATAGATGCTGTTGTGGGCTTCTTTTTAAAAAGAGGATTTGACATAGAAAGCGCAAGAAGCACGGGTATTGTATTATTAAATCAAGCTAGACTAGATAATATCAGTGTGTTTCAATTATTAGATACTTTAAAAACGGTGAACGATGCACAACTTAGTTCTGTAGTTACTGAAGTGTTGAACGCCTACAGAGGTCGAACTAGTACATTAGGTTACAAAATCTTAACAGTAGAAGAAACTACTGAAAGTCGTAACATTAGACCATGAGTCGGTTTGCCCAAGGTAAATTTGCAATAACTAACCCGGAGAAGTATGTAGGAAATCGCACTCCTACATATCGAAGTTCTTGGGAGTTTACCTTCATGCGATTTTGCGATACGCACCCTAGTGTAAGTAAATGGGCAAGCGAAGCAATCTCAATTCCATATCGTTGTCCGATTACTGGCAAGCAAACTATATACATACCTGATTTTTTTATACAGTACGTAGATAAGACTGGAAAGATGTTTGTTGAACTAATTGAAGTAAAACCAGAAAATCAAACTATTAGAGAAAAAGTTGGAAAGAACAAGAATAATCAAATACAGTACCTACGTAACATAGCCAAATGGCGTGCCGCTCAAGCATGGTGTAAAGCGCAAGGTATAAAGTTTAGAATTATCAGTGAAAAAGACTTATTTGTCAACGGTCGAAATAGATAAGTAATAATATGAAGAAACTTGAAGAACTACTCAATTTACCAGAAAATAAAAAACTGGTTAAAGAATCAGAAAAACCTGAATCTGTTTCAACCCCAACACCACCGCTGTTGAGAGACCTGTCAGAGTTTGATAAAATATCAGCAGCATTACCCCAAGTCAAGGGGCTAGGTGATGCAAGCGATCAAGAATTCGATGCACTAGCACAACGAGCAACGGATGCCTACGATGATCTTATGGATCTAGGTATGAACGTTGAAGCAAGATATTCCGGCCGTATCTTTGAAGTTGCAGGTACTATGCTTAAAAATGCCATAGATGCAAAATCAGCTAAAATTGATAAAAAACTTAAGATGATAGAGCTACAGCTTAAAAAGCAACAAATAGATCAAAAAGCAGGACAAGACGACAGTATTGATATCCCAGGTAACGGTTATATTGTTTCAGATCGCAACAGTTTGTTAGAAAAACTTAAAAATATGAATAAATAATACATCGGGATTATACAATGAAATCATTTACAGAATATCTAAAAGAAAGTACAGAAGAAAAGAAATACGCATTCAAGATCAAAGTTGCTGGGGATCTACCTGAGCATTGTGAGGATGTTATGGAAACCGCATTACAGAAATTTCAAGTAACTAAGTTTACCAAAGGCAAGAGTACTCCGATTCAAGCAAATCTATTAGAATTTCCCAATGTCAAGAATGCGGCAATGACAGTATTTGAAGTTGAATTAGATTATCCAGCAACTAGCGCAGTGTTAGCTGAGTTAATTGCAAATTGCACCGGAGTTAGTAGGGATTCGATCCGTGTACGTACTCCGCTCGAAGAAGCTAACTTTGAATTAGAACATGTTGAAGTTCCTAAAGATGGTAAAGCATTACTAGCCCAAGATTATGAAAAATCAAATAATCAAAATCTAGTCGGCGAAAAGTACATGAGTGCATTTTTAAAAGATATTGCTAAAGCAAGCAAAGAAACACAACTAACACAGTATAAAGGTGTAAATGATCAGCTACTAGCTAAATCAACACCCAAGGGTAAGAAAGAAGAATTAGCAAAACCGGGACCAGCCAAATCGTTGTTTGGTTCTGTAAAAGGAAAATAATATGAACTTTCAAGAACTAATGCAAAGAATGGTAGAGCTAGATACACCAGTAGAAGAACGAGCAGTGGGCGGCCAACCAGGAATTAATAGGCTTACTGGCAAACCAATGGCGCCAGCTGCACCAGAACCAGATCACTTAGCTGAGCCGCCAGAAAGAGCACCAGCTGATCCAAACGCACCTAATTTGTTAGCTAATAAAACTAGAATGCCAAATCCAGCAGCAACGGCTCAAGAACAGCCAAAAGAAGGCAATGCATTTGGTGGTGCTTTAGATGCTGCTAAAGATGCAGGACAATCTGAGTTTGAAGTAGACGGCAATACATATAAAGTCAAAGAAGACGACTTTGGCGAATGCGGTATGCCAGGAATGGCTAACATGCCAAGTGGCATGATGGGCATGAGAAACGAGCCTCCGAAACAAGGCGATTCAGTGTCCATGAACGTTAGTATGAATGGTAGTGGTGCTGGCGGCATCCGCGATTTGATGGGCATTTTGCGAAACATTGATGACGCAGGTGATGCTGAAATGCCAATGGGTAATATAGGACATGACCATCGTGATGATAATATGGAAATGCCTATTATTATGAAGGCATTAGGCGGTGATGACAAACCTGATATGGGCGGTGATGACCAAGACGAACCTGATCGCGAAATGGACGAATTTGCCAACGAACCAGATGAAATGTATGGTAGTGTATCCGATGTTACTGGTACAGGTAACGACATTCACAGCAAGGGCGCCGAAGCTCCTAAAGTTAACGGTGGCGGAAATCCTATGAAAATCAAAGCCGGTGAAACTTTTAAATTACCATCTGGCGATTTAAAAATTAAACTAGAAGGCCTGTACAACGACATTAAGTTACGAAAGTAAACAAAATACCAATGCAGCTAAGGTGATTAAGACCTTACTCAAATAGCCTCAGTAGAGGCTATTTTTTTCGTTAAATAACAATATGGCAAAATCATTAGACGGTGTACTAACCAAAAAAGCACATAGTAAAGAAACATTCACAGAACAACACATTCAAGATCTCTCGGCGTGTTCTGCCGACGACGGGTATCATTATTTCTGTAAAAACTTTTTTCATATACAACATCCTGTCAAAGGCAAAATGTTGTTTAATGCATTTGACTTTCAAACTGAACTATTAAATGCGTATCACGGTCATCGATTTAATGTTAATATGTTGCCTCGTCAGATGGGTAAAACTACATGCGCAGCAGGCTATTTGCTGTGGTTTGCTATGTTCCATCCCGATCAAACTATTCTAATTTCAGCGCACAAGTATACTGGTTCTCAAGAAATTATGCAGCGTATTCGATACGCTTATGAACTATGTCCTGATCATATCCGCTCGGGTGTAGTAAACTACAACAAGGGCAGTATCGAATTTGATAATGGATCACGTATTGTATCAACAACTACTACTGGCAACACTGGTCGCGGTATGTCGATATCCTTACTATACTGTGACGAGTTTGCATTTGTACCGCCAAATATTGCAGACGAGTTTTGGACGTCGATAAGTCCAACACTAGCAACTGGTGGACGAGCAATTATTACTTCAACACCAAATAGCGATGAAGACACATTTGCTACAATTTGGAAAGAAGCTAATAAGAAATTTGACGAGCACGGCAATGAACAAGAAACGGGAATTAACGGATTCTTCCCGTTTACCTGTAAATGGAGCGAACACCCCGATAGAGACGAAGCATGGGAACGTGCAGAACGTGGACGCATTGGTGAAGAGCGATTCCGCCGAGAATATAATTGCGAATTCTTAATCTACGACGAAACACTAATCAGCAGCATTTGCCTCGCTGGCCTGTCTGGACAAGATCCTATTTCAAGGATGGGTCAAACTCGATGGTACAAGAAAATTAATAAAGATGCAATTTACGTAGTAACACTAGACCCTAGCCTAGGCACTGGCGGAAATAGTGCTGCTATTGAAGTATTTGAATTACCTAGTTTTACGCAGGTTGCTGAGTGGCAACATAATTTAACTCCTATACAAGGGCAAATACGAATTCTCAAAGAAATATTAAAATATATTAGCGATGAGATGGGAGACGCATCCGGAAATCTGTATTGGAGTATTGAAAATAATACCGTAGGTGAAGCTGGGTTAGTGTGTATTAAAGATATAGGTGAGGAAAACTTTGGCGGATTATTTGTCAGCGAACCGGTACGTAAGGGACATGTACGAAAATTCCGCAAAGGATTTAACACCACCCACGGCACTAAAATTGGTGCAAGTGCCCGATTAAAATACCTAATTGAAAGTGGTAAAATGAAGATCAACTCTAAGCCGCTAATATCAGAACTTAAGGCATTTATTGCTACAGGCGTTACATTTAAAGCAAAATCAGGCGAACAGGACGACTTAGTAAGTGCATTATTACTCACTGTAAGACTAAGTCAAATTCTAGCAGACTGGGACGTTAGAGTATTTGACACAATTACCAGCGGTGATCCAACATCAGAAGACGATTGGGAAATGCCCATGCCGATCTTTATTTCGTCTAATTTAGGATAAATATCAATATGAATAAAAATCTCAATATCATTGCTAACGAATTGTTTGGTAAAATCCGTACTCAATTTCCTAAGATTAAACTAGGCGATGTAGACAGTAAAGTAACAGATGATCCAAAACAAGCACGTTTTTTCAAATTTGATTATGTAGTCAATAGTGTGCCATTAGGCAGTGTTGATGTAAGTATTTCAGACGATGACGGACTAGTTGTAGTATATTCTAACGATATAGTTGAAGGTCAAGACGAGTTTGTTAAAAATAAGTTTTTTAATTTTTTACAAGAACTTAGAGAGTTTGCAAAACAACGCATAATGAATTTTGATACACGAGATATTGCAAAAACAAATTTAGAAAAACGAGATTACGAATACATGTCTAACAAGAATAACGGAGAAGGCAATATGTCTGAAAGTAAATTATACGGCACTAGTAAAACTAGTTATCAACAATTAGAAAATGCTAAGTTGATCGTCAAACACAGCGCCCCAGTAAATTTTGAAAATCCAGCTGGTCGAGCACAACGCATTGAATCAATCTACATTGAAAATGCACAAGGTGAACGTTTTAAATATCCTTTCAAGCATTTAAATGGTGCCCGAGCACTAGCACAACACGTCGGTCATGGTGGTACACCTTATGATGCAATTGGCGGACATGTAATTGGCCTTAGCGAAGAATTGAGTAAACTAAGAATGTTTAAAAGCTATGTTGATCGTAATACTGGCTTGTCAGAAGCAATGGGTACCATCCACAGTAAAGTTATGGAACGTATCGATGCTGTTAAAAAAGAAATACATCAGCTACAAAGTCCAACAAGATATGCAGCATTTGCTGAATCGTTTGCGACTGCCGAAACAAAAGATATTCCTGAAGACGTAATGAACGATTGGATTGATCGATTAACAATTCGTACATTTAACGAAGAACTTAAAAATGTATTCCCATACATCTTTAAACTAGTTGACGAAAGCGATATCCCAGTTAAGGAACTAGGTGTTGAAGATCTACTAGTAAGCGAAGACCAGTATCAAGACACAGAAGTTGAATCTACCGTTGCAGAATTTGCAGAATACGAATCAGTTCTTAATAAAATGATTGGCGAACGAAACGATATTTTTAGTGATAAAGAAGATAGTCAACAAGTAGCTATTGACAAACTTAATCAATTAATGAGTCAACCTATGCCAACTGGGTCCGATGGTAGCAATGCTATTGAGAGCTTATCGGATGTAATCGACG